ACTTACTAAATCCATTAATCCATCACGCATGTATTTTGCTCCTGTTTGTTAAAAATAATATATATGGTATTTTATTTAGGTCTAGAAATTTGTGTGTGTAAATTTTACCTAAAAGGGTTATTTAGGTTACTTTATTTTTTACTAGTGCTAAACTTTGCCCGCCGCGCATACTAGTAAGTTTGCCGGGTTTTTCTAGTTCGAGCCAACTTACATTTGTAAGAGGCTCGTCGTACTTATTGATAAGTTTAAAGCCTAACATTTCGATCATAGGTATTAATAACGATGCTGGTGTGTAACTGTAAAGACTTTTTTCAAAGTTTTGTACAGCAATTGCATGATCGCAATTGTTATACGTAAATACAAAATGTCCGCCATCTTTTAATAAATTAAATATTTCTGAAAAGTACTTTTTCATAACCTCTAACGGTTTATGATTAAAGAAATTCATAGCAACAACAAATCCTAATTGCTCATTTGGTATTTTTTTAAAGATTTCGTCGTTGTCGTCGTTAATAAAACTAAATCTTAATCTCTCATTAAGTGCTTCGGTAAATGTATCATTGGTTCTAACAGGGCTTATCAATTCGTGTATTTCGTCAACAATATATAAAGGATCACTATCGGCCATGTGTTGTACATATTTTCCGTACTCGGGCCGTATAAACAATCCAGGGTGTTTCCAGCTACTATACCTATTAATTAAATCTATAAAGTCATTGTCGATTTCGTCTCTGTAAATTAATGCTTTAAATAATGTTCTATCTAAAATATACTCAGGAGTATCGTTTCTCTTTTGTTCGTCGTATAGTTGATAACTTTTACTTAAATATGCGTGTTCTTCGTGTCTGAGAAATTCGTTAGTTTTGTCTTTAAACTCATCTAAAATTAAATCAAGTTCTTCTAACGATTTTTGTATTCTATCGACTTTTTTACGTGCTTTTTCTTTTAAATCTTGGTTAAGGTAGTATGTAAAAAACCCAGGTTTATTTATTTTTTTTAAAATCCCTTCTAATTCGTTACCGATTTCATAGTTTAATTTAGATAAGTCAATTTTATCTATGCTAGTCTTGTATTGCGTTAAGTAACTTAACGGTTCGTCTGGAATAATTTCGTTAGGTTTTAGTAATTTATCTGGCATTACTCGAAGTCAAACAATTCGTTGAATGTATTAGTTATGTTAGTTCTATTTAACACATCCCAATCAAGCACTCCTAATAAGTTTTCGATCTTGTTATTGATAATTGTTTCTAGCATGGTGTCGTCGTCGAATGGAAGTTCCTTAAACCAATCGGGTAAGTTACTTTCGTCGATTGGATAAGCAACAGATGTAAACCCTAGCATATTATCTTTTAATTTGCATACAATAGTTTTCATTCCATCTGTAATTTCCATGCTGTAATTATCGGAGTGCATTTTGCGTAAGTTATTCCAATTAATACTTGCTCTTACGTGCCCTGGAATTGTTGCTTTTATCTTCTGTGTGCGTTCTTTCTTGTGTAAAGCACCGTACTTTGTAAGGTTATTTACACGTTTTGGTGTACCTTTAGTCCAACTATCTCTATCGGCAAACTCTTGCTTAAACTTGATTATTTTTTCAATAATATACTCTTTACCTTTATCGTTTAGAAGATCTTCTAATATTTCTTTTAAGAAGTCTTGCATGAACACAGGAGTATCCGAACGTTTTAAATCCAGTCCCATTGCTTTAACTTTACCCGGTTTGCCTTCGACATCATACCGCGTGCCTTCGTTGTCGTACACCATTATTGCGTAACGCTTTTTCTTAATAAACAGACCACTTGATCCTGTAACTTCGCGTCCACACTTAATAATCTCGCCTTTTGGGATTGGGCAGTTATGTCCCTTTTGCATATATGGAGGGAAACTTATATTAATTTGATCCGCAATCTCTTCGTACAATGCAGTAGCAATATCTTTGTTCCAATCGGCACCATTATTAACTGCTTCTTCCATTACTGGCCAGGCTGAGAAGTAACACGAATCTGTGTCGCCGTATACTATGCATTCTCCTACGTAATCGTATTCGCCGGTTAAACATTCATTAGCAAATGCATCCATGTGTTTAGCAATAGAACGCCCAGTAAGTGTTGTTGATTGCCCGATACGTTTATCGAAAAATCTACAGTGCGGATTCAAAATCGCACCGTACAGCGAGTTTAATCCAATCTTTTTTACTAACTGTCTTTTATCCCAAAATGCTTTTGCTTGTGGGTCGGTTGCTTCTGATTTTTTCTTTTGCATTACTTTGCGTTCTGCATACCAGCGTTCTAGCAGTCCTGGAATAATTCCTTCTCTTTCTAATGTAAATAGTGTTCCGTTACTACTTAATGTCCAATTACTATTTGTATTGAATATAATTTCATGTAGTTCGTATGCTGTGTGTACTGTGCTTTCGCCGTTTATCCAATCTACTGTTAATTTGACACCGGGTTTTTCTTCCATAACAGCGGTATATTCTAATGTAGCAAACAACCCTTCCCATGCCGCGGCAAACGACGAACCTTTACGGGTCTTGCCTTTGTCGTTAACAATATCTGCCATTTTGGACTGTATTAGTTTTTCGGTTTCGGTGGGTCTTATTTGTCCAATGATAGTTTCCGGTGCCATATTTAACGCACGAATAACTGACGGATATAGCGAATTGATATCCACAGATCCTATCCATTTATGTATTCCTGCTTTCGGTTGTGCTACATAAGCACCTGCGGCCGCAGTATCGCCTTCGTGTCTTACTTTGTTGGGCACAACCATTCCGCGTTCGTGTGATTCGTTAATAATTGCTTGTTCTGTTACAGCAACAGCACCCATAGTTGTTGGGATTAACACGGTGTTTGCGTGAGCAATTTCGTTTGCTAGTTCGATAAACTTGAGTTTTTCTTCCATCTTTGCTAACAACATAGTATCTTGTCTATTGTAGTCGATGAACTTCTCAAAATCGCTATTGTACAACTGATCTAGTGTGCCTTTATATGCTACTTTTCTTTCACCAAGTTCATGTTCGGCAATCGCATCTAACGCATAACTGTGCATCTCTTGGTACGTGTATTTTCTGTACAAGTCCATGTAGTCGAGGTGTATACGTCCGTTAAGTGTGTATGTTTCTTGTTCTGCTCCGTATTTCTCGTATTTCTTTTTCTTTGGAAATATGTCCCATAAACAAAAACGTCGTGTATCGTTCTTACTTAACACACGTATAACACGATTTACTAAGTAAGGAATATCAAATCCTTCCGAGTTCCATCCGCTTAGTACGTCAGCATCTTCAATTAAGTCTAAAAACGTAGATAGCAAACCTGCTTCATCATCGAATAAAAATGTATTATCGAATTTATTTGCTATATCTTGTGCTATGCTTTTATCCATTCCTTTTGGTGGGAGTGCAAGACATATTAACTGTTTGCTCCAATCAAGGTAAACAGCAATAGCAGTTATTTTATTAAATGGATCACTAGGCGGACTAAAACCTTTATCGGGGTGGAAATCTGTTTCAATATCAAAGAATGCTGTGTGCAATTCTGGCGAATCTTTGTCTTTATAATTTTCTTCTAGGCATTTGTTAATTACGTTTATGTCACTTTCGAAGAGTTTATGAGCACTATGTATAGCAACTTCGCGTTGAAATTCACGTTTACTTTTAGCAGTTATACGTGTAACTGGATCGCCGAAAATGTTTTTATAAGCACCGTTTAAGTCGTTGTAATAAAACTCGTACTTAGGTTTATACTCTACTAATACACGTTTTCCATCTACACGTTCGCACAACTGTATTCTATCAGTGTCGCTATTGTATATTGCATCTACATAACTCATATAAGATTACTTAGTCGGTGCGGCCTACAGTCTCTAAAATATCTTCAAGTAGTGAATGTTCTTCTTGCTCTTTTTGGTACTGTACTTTATATGCTGTGCGTACTGCTTTACGCAAAACCGATGGCTTAATCTCCATTTCTTCGGCAATTGCCTTGATAGTATCTCTCAGTCCTTCGTTTAGGATATCTACTTCGCTCATTACACTAATACCATCTTTGAATAGTTGATCTAGTTTACGTTTTTGATCTTCGTTAAATGTGGGCATTTTTTTGACTCCGTTGTTATAAAATTTCTATTTAACTTATTATAACTAGGTTATCAAAAAAATAGGTGCTCAAAAGCACCTATTAGTAGGTTTCGGTAGTGGGTTAATCTTTAATCCACTTGTATGCACCTTGCCCTAAGTATTCTCCTCTAGAGTACCCTCGCTTCTTCATTTCTTTAGCAATGTATTCGTCTTTAACGTCTTGCGATAACGAATCCCATTCTTTTCCGTCATTTTCTGCCTGTTTTCTTGCATCCTGCAATGCATAGTAACTATTTAATGCTTCCATTTAATCTCTCTTGTTTAGATTAAGAGTTGCTTGATCCATTTTATCAAGACTCATATCGACGTAAGATTTAATGTTCTTCATATCGTCCTTAATTTTATCAAATTCATCTTTTGCTTGCGCCATGTCTTTTAACTTACTATCAATATCGTCTTCTTTTTTATCTAGACGTCTTAAATGATGTTCTTGGTTTCTGTTAATCTTTTCTTGAGCCTCGATTTCATCTTGCTGTTGTACGTTAACTTGCTCTACATCATCGACATCGTCCTCAACATTGTGTACTTCGCTTTCAACATCTTGTACTTCATCCTGCATAAATTTAACAAATGCTTCGAGGTCGGTTTTTGCATATGCGTATTTGTTTCTTGCTTTCTTAACAAGATACTGCATCTTAGGATCCTTAATAGCAATCATTTGAGGATCTGTTGTTACTTCGTCGTCGGTTTCAAATAAGTCGCGTAAGTTCATTCTTCGTTAATCTTTTTCATATTGATCTTTCATCTCTTCTGTAACATCAGCAATTGCTTTAAGTAAGTGACCTAATGTTCCTTGCTCATTGATTGCCCAATTAGCAACACTATAATCGCCTGCATTACCACGCTCTACAAGATCTACTA